CTGCGATGAAGAAACTGGTCGCTCTCTTTGGGAGATGTATTGGCAGAATCCTGTTAGTGGAGAGCCGGAAGCATTTATCGCTCAAGAAAAAATTACCAGTGGTAGTAAAATGAGAGGTACTTATTGTCCTGAACATCTTCATTTATTTCATTTGCTTACAAAATGGGAAGCAGAAGAGGATAAACAGAGTGAGATGAATCCTAATCGACTTAGAGATAAAGTAAAGAGAGGTGTTTCGATAGTTACTGTTCCAGTTGCTTCAATAAAAAAGAAAGACCCTACTCCTGCTATGCTTCAAAAGTATGAACCATTCTTTGCAGAATTAGAAAGAGATGCTGGAAAGACTAATGGAATTAGTGTTTTACATTATGCTAATCCTTATACCAACCAAAATGATGTTACGATGGTAGTTTTTGACCTTAGAATCTTTCAACATGAGTTACAGCAGATGAATAAACCGACTCAAGAGTTTCAAGCATTATTGAATCAAGAGGCACTCAAGATGCAGCCTATTCAGCAGAACCTTGATGCAGAGGCAGTAGTTCCGCAGGGGTGATACAGATGTTTGGATTGGGTAGCCCGCAGCAAACTGTTCCTATGAATGGAACGATGAATCTCTCTATGACTGGCGCACCGATGGGTGGTGGATATAGTGGTGGTTATGGAGGTTTAGGGGCTGCTTCGACAATTCAATCTCAACAACCGAATGGATTTATGGGTGGTATGATGGGGGGGATGGGAGTAAATCAACAGCAGCAGCAAATGATGTACAATCAACAGTTTACTCCACCGACTGAAATGGAAATTATGAATGCACTCCTTCAGTCTCAGAATCCTATTCATCGGTTTATTGCAGATGGCGGCCTCGGTAGTCTTATCGATTTGATGGCAACCGCTACAAGTTTAAGTGTTTTAGCAATTTTAAAAGACGCTAAGTTTGTTATTAATGAGGATGATGGTGTGATGGAACTGGATTTAACCAATCTTCCTACTGAGATTCAAACCTTAAGTGCTGAAAATGTAGGAATGTTGTTAAATCAAATGGTTTCTACCAGTTCTCAGACCATTCAACAGGCAGAAATGGAGCGTCAGCAAATATTGACATTGGCTAATCAATCAATGATGGGTGGTGCTTTGAGTGCAGCGATGGCAGACGAGGGAATGATGAATAAAGTAGGTGGCGGTATTGGTAGTGTCGCTCGTGGTTTAATTGGATTACCAAAACAATAAGGTGAGAATATGATAGATGATATAAAAAATACTATGGAAGTACCCATGAGGGGATTTAGTGCTACAAGTATGGATATTTTATCACCAAGCCGCTCAGTAATAACCGATATGATTATGGTTCAATTCATTAGTATGATTGTTACTTGTCTATTGGTATTAGCATTCAAGGGTGGTAGTCTTGATTCAGGCCAAGTTACTGCATTATTAATTGGAGTTTTTGCTTCCTTTATCTTCATCAGCGCTCTTTATTCCCGAATCACTCAATGACCATTTTTTAAGCGGGCATTTCCCTGATGGAACTGCTGCTTTTAGTTTGATAAAACAACCGCAGGCTTGGCATGTTAATAGTGTTGGTTTTAGATATACACAATCTTGGCAAATAGAGAGCCTTCTTTTATATTCTTTAGTACTAACTTTTTTACCTTGACTGGCATCCTGTATCGCGTTTTTTAACCCAATCACTCTATCACCAAGAGGTTGTCTCGGTACCCTCTCAAAGCGTGGGAGCATGTTACTTCGTAGACATCACCTACAAAAAGGATTATGGTTGATGTTGTTTTAAGCATCTTTAATGGGGGAGAGTGAGAGAGTGACCAAACGGTCTTGTCCATTCTGTCAGCATCCCAGTAGAGATGAATTAGAAGAGGGGCTTTTACAGGGAGAAATCTCTGCAAGGGCATTAGATAAAGATATGAATTGGCGTATGAATACGACCGACCGTCATTTTAGAAATCACATGGGGCAATTTCATATGGCCTCAAATCCCCAATGCAAAGTTTGCGCGAATCCTAATCGTGCTGACTTTGAAACTCGTTACTTTCAAGATGGGGGTGAATCAGATAAGATTGCTGAAGAATTAGAAATAGCAGAATCAACAGTTTATCATCATATGAAACATCATTTTCAGCCGCTTGTACAAAAAGCAGCGATAGTAGAAGTTGCCTTAGAAGTAGGGAGAGAAACTGATGTATTACGAAATAATGTAGAGGTTCTGAATACTAAACTTTCTGAATTATTAAATGAAGGAAGTGTTCATGAAGATGGTTTTATTAGAGATGCTGTAACTCTTCATAAAGAAGTAAGAGAATCTATCAAAGATTTAGTTAAACTTCAAGAAAATTGGGGCTCATCATCTGATAACGGGCAAATACATAATACAGTAAATATTCTCAAAGTAGAACTTGGTAAAGAAAGCCCTGATTCATGGGCTCGTATTCGTGAAAAATTAATAGGTCATGTGGAAGGATTTGAATGATGGAAGTTCCAGTACCCGATTTATTGCAGATGACTCACCCCGGTTATCGTTATATTCAACAAATGCGACCATTAGATACAGCAGAGATTCCTACCTTTCTTGATTTTTGTAGACGCCTTACAGAAAGATTTGAACACTATGGGGAAATTAATATTACTCCACCTGATTTATTCTCTTTATTGGGTGCTACTTTTGAGACGCTTTTAGAAGATGATAATCCTATCACATTTTTACCAGCATCGTTTGTTATTCCGAGATTACTCGATGAGTTTGATGAACTGATAGATAACATGCAAAAGGCGTTTTCAACCCAACCAAGGGTGCGAGGTTTTTACAGAGATGTTGCTTCGACCCTACGAAGGGCATACGAGTATCACATTATTGGAGGCTAAAATATGACTGGTGGAATGATGGGGCGAACCTCTGATACTCGTATCTATAATCCTCGGTCAGAGTCCTCTGAAATGTTTAGGGCTAATCATGAAGATGAGTCACCCCCAAGGGGTGTTGAAGATGGTAATAACAAGGACCGTCAGCAAGATAAGCGTCAAGCAAAAAGAGAAGATGAGGAAAAAGAGGATAAGGAAATCCGTCATATCAAAGTTAGAGGTCATCATGGTGGGAAAAAGAAATCGTCAATAGATGAGGAAGAAGAGGATGATGATTCTACTAAATTAGATGCTGACCGAGAGGTTGGGTTAGAAACTACACCTGCAAATACTGGTGGTTTTCTAACAAGTTTAGCAACTGGTGCTAAAGGTCCGGGGGCTGCTGCTGGAGAGGCTATCCAAATGAGTGAGCCTATGGCAGTTGCTTGGCAGTTGTTGAAAGCACCACCAGTTACGACTCTCTATTCTTGTGGTTTATGTAAGAATATCTATGATAATGAGCAATATGCGAATGAATGTTGTGGACAATCCCCTTCATTTTGGTCATTTGAAGAAAGAGTAGGTGAGCATACGGGGAAAGACCCGAACCGGCGTGTAGAAACTGGCGAACCTATGGACATCGCCTACCAGTTGTTGAAAGCATTACCACAAGACCAAGTTATACCTCGTGTAGAGCATTTGAAAGATAATGAAGATATACCCCATAAAGAATCTTGGGATAGACAAACAGCCCATCCAGCCGCATTAGGAATGGCTCGTAGGCAAGCGTTAAAACGACCACTTGGAGAAACACGATTATATGTTACTAATAATAATCAATGGGATGAGGATTTGGAAGGCAACCATTACGAAGAGGACATGGAGGGTAATAGAGTGCAACGGATTCAGCCGGGTAGTCCTCAAGAAGAATTAGGCGACCCAATGAAAGGCGAACCTATGGACATCGTTTGGCAGTTGTTGAAAAACAGAGTCGATGAAAAACGGAGAAAGGCCGAAATGCACTCTAAGTGGCGGCCATCAACAGGTCAATTCCAATTACCTCCCGGTGGAGGAAGCCCCCGAACTGCTACTACTCGACGAAGTAAAACAATGAGTCGTAATTTACCGATGGGTAAAAAATCAGGTTTGATGCTGCCTCATCTTGCGGTAGAAATGTCTCATCGTGGTTTAGCCAGCAAACAACCGATGAGTAAAGACCCTCAGAAGTATCGTCAATACTTAGCCCAACAAGATGCTCGCAAACTTTTAGGAAATGTTCGCTCTACACCAGCACCTCATTTGAGACATAGCCAACGGTCGTTTTCAGCAGGACCAACAGGGGCTGGAAGATTGAGTGGTACACTTAGAATGCCGCAAGTACCCCGCCCTCGTTTACATGCTGTTAGAGCGCCAAGTATTGTACCTCCAAAGATGCATATGCCTCGTTTAGCAAAACCAAAAATACCCGGTATGGTATCAATGAGTGATGATTCTGTACCTAAGAGTGATATTCTAAAGGCAGTAAATCATTACCATCTTGCTGAACTTCGTAATATAATGCGAGAAATGAGGCAGATAATGCGAGAAAAGCGAGATAAAGATAACAAGGAAAAGGGTTACGGTAATCCTGATACTTCAGGTGCTGCTTCTAATTTACCTAATTATGCTTCTAATAATCCAAAACAGACCACTCGACCTGAAGGCGGAACTGAGGATGAAAATGAATCGCGCCTTTGGGGATTATCCCCCCAAGATTTAGTAGGACGGGGGAGTAACAGAGCATGAAGCCAGTCCTCGTTAGAAAAATGCTTATCCTAAAGGGTGATGGTAATTATGCCTTTCATAACGGGCAGCCTCATTTATTGACGGCACCCCCACCTGAAGCCATAAATCCTGACCCGAATCAACCGGATTTACCACCTTTTGCTCATCATGGTAATGCTTTTCCTCATGAACTCGGTCACCCCGGTATGGGAGCCGCTATCCCCGGAAGGTTTGAGAAAGGTAAACATGGAGAATATGTATATAAAGACGAAAGTGGACTAAATCATCATCATGGAATTGATGGAGTTATTCATCATTTAGGAGAAGCATTAGAGCGACATGGTATATTAGGCCAACAACATCCTGAACTTGGAGAATTAACTCCTAAAAACTTGGTTCAAAAAGCGATTGATATAACAAATCAACGGCATCAAGATACTTCAGGCTTTCATGATATTCCTGATGTAGAAAGTATGGAACATAGAAAAATTAAGATAGCGGGGTATACAGGTAGAGAAGCGGCTAATCGTCCAAATCGTTCTGTTGATGAGCATTATATTACTGGATTTACTAATCGTGCAAACCGTAGAGAAAAAATAGGGCAATTCTTAGAGAGTTTATCTGTTCCTTATAATAATGCACTTCAGGAAATTGTTCTCAATACTTTAGGTCTAAAAGATATGGCTAATGTCGAGTGGTTAAATAATAATTATATTTCTATTGATGACCTTCATCCTGCTGGTAGAAGATTGAAAGGAAGAGGTGGAGATATAATAGGTGAAGGGTTTACCCTTCCTGATTCACATATAAAAAACGCTCCAGCCGGTGTTGTACACGATGCTGCTCATACTGGGATTCAATCATGGGAAGTTATGCATCATACTCCTAATATGATGCACATGAATGTTCATTCGCAATCCCGACCGCCAAAAGTTACAGTAAATAGTGCGCGTAAGCATATAGAAGAGGCGTTAAAGATTATTGACCCTGAAAAAATACCCGATGTAGAAGTTCCGATAAATACAACACCGGGTACTGTTGGAAAACCGTCTTATTCTATGCAGCCGTTTAGAACAGTATTACGCGACCCTACTATGATGGATAATTTGATTGGTGAACTGTCTAAAACACCTGCTTTTCAGGGATTATTCGGACGAATAAATAGTGGCGGCGATAAAAATCCCGGCCCCGGTAAAAGAATCTTCAATCATTTACTTGATGAGTTTGGAGGTGACCCTGATGAAGAGGGCGGTACACAGTACCGTCATTTAAAAACTCATGCTATATCAGGTAAACACCTTGTTACATCAGATGGAGAAGTACCTACAAGCGGACAAGGTACTCATAGTAATGCTGCATTGTTTTTTGCTAAAGTTATGTTATTGGGGCCTCATGAAGAAGGGGCGAGTGCTATGCGTCATTATCATCCTGATGATAAAACTCTTCAATCACTTGGTTTAAACTTAGATAGTTATCAAACAGTCGGTGAAAGAAGGCAAGGAAATGAAGCACTTGCTGATTTAATGAGTGAGGCTTTTGGCCATCAAACTCGCAGACCGCTTCCTGAGACTATTCCTAAAGGGGCATTAGCATCGCGTGTAGTTCAGGGATATCCTGACCAAATAATTAACCGCCTTCCTGAACATGTTCCATTCTTTGCAGATGTAGCACTCCCTCCACCCCAACGGCAACATCAAACTGAAGCGTCGCCCCGCCCTGAGCCAGCCCCTCGTACTATCCCGCAGCCGGTAGCGAAACTCCCCCAACCTACCCCCCCGGTTGCACCTTCTCCATCTTCAACTATGGGACCAGTTTCAGGGGGTCCATTTCATCAGCAATCTCCTGAAGTTACAGCAGCGAGGCAAGCGGTTGCAGGTTATTCGCCTGAAGATTTAGAGTCATTTATTACTCATCTCGGTAGAGGTAATGTTCCTACGGAACAAAGAGAAAGATTTCAACAAACAATGGGTGACCCTCAACAACAATTTCTCACTCAATATTTGCGTAGTGAAGATGCTGACCTTTTGGCCTCTGACCGTTTAGTAAAAGCGATGGAAGATATTCAATTAGATGATGCCCGGTCAGATACTAAAATTATGAAGCACGCTTTACCTCGACCGATTAATATTGCAGATGAATATGGAATAAGCCATCTTGCTAAAAATATAGGATTAACCGCGATGGATGTACGCTCAATTGTTCATTCAGTAGGTGATTGGGAGCGAATAGCAAAGGAATTAAAGATTCAAACTGATATAATAAAAGTCGTCAAAGTCAGTGTTGGGGGGATTTGAATGGGTAGTGTTGGGGTGCTTCGTAAGGCAGATGAAGAGTCGCCACAAGTAATGCAAAATCTTGGCGGTACTCCCGGCGGTATCAGCCTTCAGATTCCAGTAGGAGGGGGTAAGCGGGATAGTTTACCTGAACAGTCACCAACAGAAAGGAGTTATCAACAATCAATAGACGCTCAAATGGCTGGCCAAGAAGCACAAGAGCAATTGGCAAATCGCCCTTCTTTACCTCCTGACCCTAAAGATAAATATGCTCATCAAGTACAAACTGAAGAGTTAGAAAGACAGGCTGCTGCCGGTAAACCTCAAAGTCAGTTTGAACGATTAGGACAATATGGTGGCGAAAGAGGCGGTGAAAGAGATTATCAACGCGCAGGCCAAGGTGGAGTAAGGGGTCGAAATTATGGAGATGAGGCGTCAAGAATATTTGGAGTTATGAGAGGATTGACAAGTTTAGGCCAAGCAGGAGCCTCCGGTCAGGATTTACTCAGTGGAGCAGGTGGGGCTGCGTTACAAGGTTATACTTCCGCTCAAACTGCTAAGCCTCATTTACAGAATGTCGGAGGTGAAGTAGGAAAAAGAGTAGGAGTTTACGGCGGTCAAGTTGCAGATAAAGCGGGAGAAATAGCCCAACCCTATGTAGAGGGGGCAAAAAACTTACCTGAGACTTGGAAAAAAGGCGTAGAGAGAACTTTTGGTGACCAGCGACCACAGCCGCAGCGACCACAGCCGCAGCGACCACAGCCGGTAGCAGTTGCACCACCAATGATGAGTCATGAAGAGGCACTTGAACAGCGTAAGAACAATGCTGATACTCATGTTCCGGGTCAATTACCAGCGGCTCCAGTTCAAGTGGCTCCGCAAGCGGCTCAATTTAATCCAGCGAAAAATAGATTCACCGGATTAGGAACAGGACCACCGGGTGATTTTTCTGCATCTACTCAAGTGGCTCCAGCAGGGGGGGTGGCAGCACAAAATGCTATGGATATGTTAGAAACACAACATGCAGAACAAACATTAGCAAATAAACAAAATTATTCTAACCGTAATTGGGCTGAAGATGCTGCTAAAGATTGGGAGCGAAATCAACTGACTCCAGCAGTAGGGGCTCCAGCACCTGTGGCTGTTACAAATATCTCTAACCCTTTTTATGGTTTAGCACCTCAAATGGATGAAACTGTTCAAAACTTAATTCAAGGGAGAAATACCGGACAAGGCCCGGTAAATCCTCAAAATAGTGGCGCAATGATAAATGCTGGTAGAAACTTAGCGCAACAGATGGGTTCACCATCTACTGGTGCCTTATCTGCAGGGGCTCCAGCACCAGCAGTGGCTTCACCAGTGGGGGGATTAGCAGCAGGGACTCCACCAGTAGGGGTTCAGCCAGCAGTGCCTCCATCAGTGACTCCGCAAGAGGCTGCAAGAACAATAGGAGGTGGCCCTAATGTCCAAGGACAATGAACAGATGAAATCTCTCGTTATAGAGATGGACAGTAAAATGTCCGCAAGGTCATTTAAGTATTTTTTTGAAACTGTTCTTGGATTTGATTATGCCGACCATCATAAGTCATGGGATGAAGGATTAAGGGACCACCGCTATTATTGCGTAAAGGCAGCACGCGACCACGGTAAATCTGTATTTTTTATGAGTTATGCTCTTTGGATAGCGGCATTTAATCCCGGTAAACATATCATGATTTTTTCCCACTCTCTTGAACAGACCTTAGAGCATATGAGATTTATCCGAAATATTATTGATTCTACTTCTTCTCTTCAACATCTAAAACCGGGTGGCATACCTTGGAGAAAAACATACTTTGAGTTTACAAATGGCTCTCGTATAATGGCTAAGTCAGTGGGTGGAGCAACAAGAGGATTTCACCCTGATGTAGTAGTTTGTGATGATATTCTTTGGGGAACTACTGGTAATGAACTTCAGAGGGCAGCCGATTGGTTTTATTCAGTTCTTTTACCAGTTCTTCACCATACTGGAAAGATGATGATTGTCGGCACTCCATTCAGTTACAATGATTTATATGCGGAATTAGAGAGCAGAGAAACTTTCACTGTTGAAACATATGCTGCAATAAATCGAGAGGGTGAACCTCTATGGCCGGAGCGTTGGGATTTAGACGCGCTTGAGCATCGGCGTATGTCTATGCCTGCATTAAAGTTCACACGAGAATATCTTTGCGAGCCTATTCATGATGTAGCAAGTATGTTCCCTATGACTTTATT